TCTCAAGTAGGGATTCGTATGATTTGCTATAACAACTGTGGCATCATCTGCATTATAAGCCCAATAGTCCAATGTGAGTGGTGTTGCACTTCCACCATTAGGAGTTTGATTAATTGTTCCAATATTATTCTCGAGTGTTGTAAATTGTAAAGTAGTGTTTGAATGCATCTGAGCACAAATGTACCAATCTCCGGTATGAGTAGTAGTGTATTCTTGCACTTTTACGGCATCTATATAAAAATACACCTTATTTTCGCTTGGAACGGTTATAATTGACAGATGTTTGTCATCAAAAAGACCTACACTTCCAATATTTAAGTAAGTAATACCTGTGGAGCTGTAAGGTGATTCTGCGGTATAAGAATAACCGCCATTAACATGAAATTGATAAAATTCTTTGTTTGTATATGCATTTGCAGCCACAATTTGATCGGAGTTGTTTAACGTATAACCATCATTACTCAGAGGATAACTACTTAGTCCAACCGACCACACTCGAGAACCGGGATTTATAACTTTAAATGAAACACCTTTATATTCGTTTGAAATAGTTTGGAAAGAATAATTTGTTTCATGCCAATTGCCTCCAGTGGTGCCAGTAAGTGTATAAGTAGTTGAATCCCAATTATATTGTGTACCTATATTTGTATCTCTTTGTGGTAGTGGTAATTCTGCGAATTCTGAATCACCACTTCCAAAAAGGTTATTCGTAAATAAATTAGAAGTAGACGATGCAGATGCTACATAATATACCGATGAAAGATTCGCGATCTCATCAAATGTGGTATTTTTTGTGAAGATAGTTGGATTTGAAAAGGGACCCTCGCCGGTCGAATACATGTCTAATAAATCTTGTTCGCTAGTAATAGTTGGAGTCCAGTTACTATACCCATAACCTTCTTGTGACCACTTTCCATTCTCTCCATCTATCTCATTTCCTTGTAAATCAACTCGATTCATCAAAAAATGTGTATTGTTGCCGTCGGGAACGAGTGCACCTATAACGATTGTATTATCATTTTCATCAAAAGCCCAATATTCTACAGCTTTGTCGACGTATGAGCCAGAATACGTTGAAAAAGTACCCACATTGTCTGTTCCAAACCGTTTGCCAGTAGTTCTATCTGCAGTCATAGGAATATCTGGATATGATACTGTAATATTAGGACCACTTTCTGATTCTGGCTCTAATTTTGGTTCAAGTTCTGGTTCAAGTTCTAGCTCTGGTTCTGGTTGAGGCTCTGGCTCTGGTTCTGGTTCTGGCTCTGGCTCTGGCTCTGGCTCTGGTTCAGGTTCTGGCTCTGGTTCAGGTTCTGGCTCTGGTTCTGGTTCTGGTTCTGGTTCTGGTTCTGGTTCTGGTTCTGGTTCTGGTTCTGGTTGTGGTTCTGGTTCAGGCTCTGGCTCTGGCTCAGGCTCGGGTGCCCAAGCTCTCATTTCCCCTTTGAATTTATAGAAAATGTTTCTCATAGATATAGAGTCAATTAATGATTGGCTATTATTTACATTTACTAAATAAATTAACATTATATAATTTCCTGAATCTAAGTAATTTACTCCATCAAAATGATTATATACTTTGATGTTGAAATTTCCACTTAAATCTAATAAACTATTTGCTGAATTTTTCTGTATGTTGTAAAATTCTTCCAATATATTTGTATTGGAATCCGAATATCCTGAATTTGAACCAGATAGTCTTTGAATTTTTATGTAAAGTTGTGTATCTTCATCAACAATTTGTCCACAAGTAAATTCATCAAAATTTAAACTATCAAGTCTGTAACTTTCAGGTACACTAAACTTTATGTAATCATAATGATCATTTCTTTCATTATTATTTCTAACAAGATGATTTTCTATAACAAGATCATATTCATCATCATTACTATCGTAAATTGTATTAATATTTGTGGGTTCATTACCAGAAATATCTAATAATCCAGCATAATCAGGAATCTCAGGTTCAGGCTCTGGCTCTGGCTCTGGCTCTGGTTCTGGTTCAGGCTCTGGCTCTGGTTCAGGCTCTGGCTCTGGCTCAGGCTCTGGTTCAGGCTCTGGCTCTGGTTCAGGCTCTGGTTCTGGCTCTGGCTCTGGTTCTGGCTCTGGTTCTGGCTCTGGTTCTGGCTCGGGTTCTGGTTCTGGCTGAGGTTCTGGTTCTGGCTCTGGCTCGGGTATTCTTCCACCAATTATATTCTTAATCTCAAAATCCAATCTAAATCCGGCATTATTTATTTGAGATGATAATTCATTGTTTATATAAAATTTAAATGCATCTTTCTTATCTTCTTCAGAATAATAATTTAAACTATTTAATTCATTTTTAATTATTTCATAATCATATTTTAACTCTGGTTCTGGTTCTGGTTCAGGCTCTGGCTCTGGTTCTGGTTGAGGCTCCGGTTCAGGTTGTGGTTCTGGCTCTGGTTCTGGTTCTGGTTGTGGTTCTGGTTCAGGCTCTGGCTCCGGCTGAGGCTCTGGTTCTGGCTCAGGTTCATTATATGGATAGAATCTAATAAAATTATTTTCTAAATTGATATCATTTTGAATATCATTAAAATAATCTATTTTCAACATCCATTCAATATTTTCAGACACTTTTGTAAAAATATCAAAAGGATTGTCAAAAGTTAGTCTTAAAATTATTGGATTATGACTAAAAGTATTATAATAAAATGAAAATGAATCACTATCAACGCCAATATTGTCCTGATTTAAATTACCAGACATATCTGGATGATATTCCACTCTAAAACTTGGATATGCATATTCCCAACCATTAAAAGATGAATTCCATTTTATAAAACCACTATAAATGAAAGATCCACTTCCATACGAATCTTCCGTGTAAGGTGAATGTAAACCATTATTGCCAATTTTAATATCCAATGTTTGATTTATTTGATTATATGAAATTCCTGACGCATCTGGATAAAGTTCAACATACATATCAACATTAAGCTCTGGTTCCGGTTCTGGCTGTGGCTCCGGCTCCGGCTCTGGCTCTGGTTCTGGTTCTGGTGGAATGTATAAATCAACTCCAAAGTCAGCAAATTTATCATTCTCTAATAATTCTTCTTCTTTAGAACTAATGTGTTCAGTATTAATTTGAGAAATATTTCCAGATGGATCATTTATTGTTTCCTCAACTGCGACCGCAGCCTTATGAACGTTTACAAATACTTCTTCTATATTTATATCATTTCCAGATGGGTCTGAATTAACAACTGCATTTTCTATATATTCAATACAATAAGACATACCCTCAGCTACCTTTTCTATTTCTATGTTTTCAATAGTTGTTCCAGGCGAATCTTCTACAACTTTTGTAATTATTTTTGTTAATGTATCCACACTTCCAATTTGTGTATCAGACGCGCCGCCAGTTGACGTATTATCATCGCTTACAGAACTAACTAAAACTTCAGATAAAGCATTTAAAATATTTTCATCCGATGTGTCTGATACAACAGATTTCATTGCTGATAAAACTGCATTAACCTTTAAACCAGCAGATATATTATTTGATGCTACTGTTGAATCTGTTGCTGATGAATAATTATTAGCATACATATCATCAATACCCAAAGCATCTTCTAAATTAGTAGTTCTGGTGTTTAATACATCTTCAAACTCATTCAAGAATAATGTTTCACCAGAAAAATCCTCAACATACGAGTTTATATTTTCATATACTAAACTAGATAATAATGTTACTTGAATATGATAATTCATTTCTTCTAATTTTTTTGAATTGACTATAGCTTTGTAAGTAGTACCAACTACATCTTCTTTACCAGTTAAAATGTCATACCCACCACCGCCTTCATCAGCGACACACACTATACTAAAAAAATCATATTCAGTTCTCAAATATCCTGGTAACTGAACTGTACCATAAACGGCATCATTAATACGTATTTCACCTAAATATATTTCTTCTCCACTATCAAATTTGTATTCATAATATTTAACTAACCATAAATTTTTAGGACCATTAGTTACCGCCATCCCCGTCGTTATAGTTCCAGGGTCATCAACATAAGAACCATTATCATAATCATTTACGTTTCCCTTCAAAATGTGAAACATTGTGGACAAATCCCCAATGTCAATCATACCATTCTCATTGAAATCAGATATTTGTACTAAATCTACATTTCCCATTTTGGTATAAAAATACGAAATTTAAATTCGTTTTTTCAAAATTTATTTTTTGGAATAATTAAACTATAATGCAAATTAAAACAGATGTTTCTGGATTTTATCAGAATATTATATACATATGACACAAAAAACACAACTAAATAATCATTTAAGAAAACGAGAAATTATTGCAAGAACAGAAGAAGTACAATCTGAAATTATTAAACTACAAACTCTCAATGGTAGTAAATTAGAAAGCTATTACATGAACATTAAAAATTTAGACGAAGATGCTTTAACAATGTTTTGGAAACCATCTCAAGCAGCTAAAAATTCACAAGATGGACATGATATGATTCAATCTGCTGTGGAAGGTTATAAAGACGTTCTTGAATCATTAACCAATGGTTACAATGGTGTTCAAGCTGCAAATGATACTTTTATTGATTCAAATTGGGTTGATTTGCAAGATGATTTAAATGAAATTGTTGCTGGAATATCTACTATTGCTAGATTTACAGAATATAATGGTCAAGTCCTTATAAATGGTGAATATGCTAGTTCTACTGGAAAAACAAATGCAACTTTTCTTGTTGGTGTTAAACCAACTGATACAGTTTCATTTGAACCTAAAAATATGAGTCCTTCCGTTTTAGGTAAAGTTCCTGTAACAGATGATTCTGTTATAGATCAAGATGGTAACATGTTGACAGAAGTTTATTTAGACCATTTTACTAAATCAGGTCATAATAATTCTAAAGTTCTTATCAATACTACAGCTGTTGCTCAAGCTGCTCTAAATTCAATTACTTCTGCTATTTCTTACGTAAAATCAACATTATCTGATGCAAATTTAATTCAAGCTGAATTAGTTAGAATTAAAGGATTTATGAACAACAAAGCTGCTAAAGGTAAATCATTTCTTGCTAATTTTAAAAATGATAGAGCAAGAGAATTAGCTCAAGAATTAGAAGATCTTGAAGGACAACTTGAATTATTAGGAACAATGGGTAACTAAATTCTATGTTTAGAATTATAATAATACATTCTGTCATCTGTTGTTGCAACTTTACAAACACAATATTTGTGACAAAATCCGGGCGCGTGCCACATTATATCAACTAAAACAGGTACACCACCCAATCTTAACCATTTTTTTAGTATATATGACTTTAAATATTCTCTACATACTATTGGCATTTCACTAATTTTCATAAATGACACAATGTTTCTGTAAATATCCATCATTATTTCAACAATACTCTTTCAATAGTTTTTAAAATATTCTTTGTATTTAAAAAATGAACTAAAGTTTCTATACTTATACTAAATACATATGAATAATATTTTTGTATTATTCGATTTTGAAACCACTGGATTAGATCCATTCAAAAATAATAGAATTGTGCAAATTGGTGCTATTTTATTAAGAACAAAAAACAAGAATAATGTTTCTTTTGATAAAATAGTTCATCCAAAAATTCCTGTTTCGAAATATTCAGTTGCATCTAAAATTCATAAAATTAGCACCAATAGACTGAGAAATGCAAAATCATTTAAATATATTTTTAAAGAATTTGCTGATTGGTTGTGTTCTATCAAAAAAAATGATGAAAACATCATTTTATGTGGACATAACTCATTTGATTTTGATAACAATTTTCTTGTTGTTGAAATGTTGCGTTATAATTTAGAAGAATATATACCATTTGATATATTCTTATCAGATTCACTTCATATATTTAGAAGTTGGTTTCCAAATGAAAAAAGTCATTCATTACCCATTTTATATAAAAATATATTAAATAAAGAACTCATCGGTGCACATAACGCATTAACTGACGTTAATGCCATGAGAAAAATAATGTGTAAATACAACAAAATTCAAACACAACATAATCAAGATTATAACATTGAAAAAAATATGATTGAATTATGCAATCTTAGAAATATTAAAGATGAAATAATTCGCATAAAACAAAAAATTATACAAGAAAATATTAATCTATTACCAGAAATTTTCTACATTCGTAGTGATAAATACAATAAACATATTATCAAAAAAGATGGGGGAAGGTGGGATGATATTAATAGAGCATATTATTATAATTCAAAACAAATGTATGATAATGCTATAGAAAATGTTAGAATTATATTTTAAACTTAAACTTGAGCAGGGTAATAATGAGAAATCAACGCGCTTTGCATCGACTTGGTGTCCTTTTGAGCACTAAGTCCTACTTTTTCAATTAATTGCTTTAATTCATCTTTCTTCATTTTGCAAATCTGCTCTTCTGTTGGAGCTGAAAAATGAGCTACAAGCTTATCACGAATTTCTTTAAGAGTAGCCTTAGGAGTTATTACTAGACCAACGGTTGTTACTAGGCTCATTAGTTCGCTTTTCTTCATTTCACGAATCTCTTCTTCACTAGGACGAACTACAGTATTGTGCTCCTTATCCCAATTGGCTTTCGCAATACGAGTAGCCTTCTCAGCTTCTACTTCCCAAGGCTTGCGATCCTTTTCCTTCATATTTTTCCATTTGGCGCCAGCTTGCTTAGTGATTTCAAGAACATTCTCGCTTAACTTACCATTCGCATCTCGCTTCGAATTGCGGTAATGCGCGCAAAAAGCAAGATAAGGGGAAATCTTGCGGAAACGACGCTCCTTCTTCTTACGCTTTTTATTATCAACTACTGGATATTCAAGAGCCATAAAACATTCGACTTTCTTGCCGAAATTACGCAAATAATCATGAGCGTTATTAGCAGATACGCCAGACATATCTTTTACAATCGCATTTAGTAAAGCAGTACGATCGTTTACGATGTAGTTTTTAAGAGTTTCTGTTGTCAATTCACTGTTAGTTTTAGACATTGTATGATTATTATGTAACTTATTGCCTTTAAGCCATTTTTTAACAGTTACCTTCTTTACATATTGGTTTGCTATTATACAACCACTTAGCAAATTCTTCTTGTTTATTTGGTATTTGTGTAGAAGGCATTGTATAAAATTGCCTTTGTGAATTATTTTTCTCATATATATCACCCAAATCTAAATAAAGATTGCTATTAAAACTATTATTTATCTCTTTTTTTACATCCTTAGTATATTTACACGCTGAGCCACGCTTCCTATCATCTGTTGGCAATACATTCATAAATGGATTGTTTAAAGTTGGTTTTACACATGATAATTCACTTTTGTCTCCAAAACTCTCTTTTAATTCATCTAAATTTACACCCCAAGATACTAAAAAATACATTATTACCATACCTACTATAGGTATCAAAAACACATTAATATCACCTCGTATTAAATATAGTAAAACTGAACCATAAATTATAAAACGAGTTATCGCATTTATTTTTTCTACATACGTCATATCATCCGTTGGTATAAAGTATCTTAAATTTTGTTTACTTAAAAGAACACCTGGATTTGTAGTCCATACTTTTGACATTATTATATTAACAAATAAATTAATCTTTAAAATTTTTTACATCAATTGTTAATGAATAATGATGTTATTTTTCAAGATATACTAAAACATACATTTAATACACTCACATGGCTTATTAATGAAGTTGATTCACTCATAATTAAAAAAACACCAACTAGTCCAACCTTAACATCCAATGTACAAAATAAACAATTAAAATCTATTTCTACACAAACTGAAATACACACAAAAACAACCCATTTTCAACAAAATCCATTTCAAGATTTAATTAATATATTATATAATATACAAAAAATCCTATTTATTTTATCAAATGACGCATTAACACCAATACAAAGACATCACAAAAATAATGAATTTATATTACAAAAAATACGTTTGATACAATTATCAAAAAATACTATATTTGAAAATAGTATTTCAAATAATTTGAATATTCTTCCACAAAATGCATCCGATTCTATTCAAATACTTCATAATATACAATCAATTACCGATAATATTATTCATTTCTCAAAAGATTATAAATCTAATCATCTACATCAAATGAAATATCCGTCTGCATCGGACAACTATTCTCAGTCATTTCACTCAAATTCTTAAAATACATTTCCTCATCAAGAGATACATTTACTGTACCAGTACCACAAGGAGGCGCTTGCCCAAGAATTATATTTGAAGATACACCAGATATATTGTCCGTTTCACCATGAATAGCTGCCTTATATAATTGCTGATCCGCTTCCTCAAAACTACATTTCGCTAACGGACCAACATCCGTTAATTTCATACCATTTCTATCAATAGGTATTAACATACCCTTATTTGTCATCATGTCTACCAAAAGATGAATATGACGAGGATCTATCTCAGAAGCCTCATCCATTACTTCACGAATTTCACGAACTAATGCTTGACGAGTTGCCTCAATCCCAAATATTTGATACATTTCATGAATATCATTTGATACCGTTCGATATATATCCACATCAGGATGAAGCATCACATCAATTATATTAGAACCAGTTGTATCAATTAACCATTCCTTAGAACTACCACGAAGCTCCTGACGCAAAGTTACATTATTAATAGATTCAACGCCCCGAGTTACTAAATTATCCATCAATTTCGCTTCAATACTCCTCAATATGTTTATTTCCAAAATTGTATTATCACCATTTATACCCTTCTTCAACTCATTACACAAAGGATCGATCCTTATACGAATAAACATTTCCACAGAATTGTCATCTGAATATTCACACAATACACCCTCCTTAAAGATTTTAGAAATACTATAATATATTTCTTCCATCTCAATATGTTTATCCAATAAAGTACGTTTGTCAAAATATATATTCAAACACCATTTTGAATTATATTCCTTCGTTTCAAGACATTTAAACATTTTATTAAATTCATTGAACTCTTCGAATTTACCAGAATCTATTTCATACAATATTTCACTACTCGTTACCAAATCACTAATACGAATCAAACAAATCTCAGCTGCTACTCGCTGAACTATCGATTTATCATTACTCACTGATCTGTCAACATATATTGTCAAAGATGGATTCTTTGGATTTTTACTTAAGTGAAATAACTCTTGCAAACGAGGTACACCTCGTGTAACTGTCGATTTACCACCAACACCAGACAAATGAAACGTATTCAATGTCAATTGAGTACAAGGCTCACCAATAGATTGAGCAGCAACAGGACCAACAGCATCACCAGCTTCTATTTGACAACGAATAAATAATGTTTTCAAAGTTTTTACAAATTCATCAAATTGTTCATTTGTCATAGAAAGATCAATTAACTTCTTAGGATGAGCATTATTATAAATCATAAACTTTAACATCCAAATACCTTCGTTATATTTATGAATCTTTAATTCATCAAACAATTTATCATAACAATCCAATATATATTTCACACTTACTATCTTACTACCACCATTTAACGTTAAACTACTCATTAAAGTTCGATTTATGTGAACAGGAAACTTTATTGTTGGTTCAGGATTTCCTTCAAATATTACATCACTATACCATTTATACATTTCACATACATTATTTGCAAATTTATCCAACATTTCTTTGCTTTTTTTATCCAATTTATTAATATTTGTTAACTCTTTACGAATATCTTTCATATTTACTATCGGAACAGACTGATATTCAAACGATACACCATCTACATTATCATCACCATACAAAAATTGTACAACATTATTTTGAGCATCTTTTACACATTTTGACCAAGTTACTTTATAGTCTTCCAAAGCCTTCATCAATTTTCTCTGAATATAACCAGTACTTGATGTTTTTACAGCAGTATCAATAATACCCTCTCGACCAGCCATCGCATGAAAGAAGAACTCTAACGGATTCATACCCTTCTGAAAAGAACTGTGAACAAATCCACGCGCATCAGCTTTGTCATCAAATTTATTATAATGAGGCAATGTTCGGAAATTAAAACCATAAGGAACACGCTTACCTTCTATAATCTGTTGACCTAAACAAGCAGTCATTTGAGCTAAATTAATCAATTTACCTTTTGAACCACCATTTACCATATTCATAAATCGATTAGTAATTATCATATCATGCGTTTTCTTCAATAAATTTTCAGCAGCACTACGAGCAGCAGTCAACTGACGAGTTACTTTATTTTCAAAAGCAACTTTTTCAGAATCAGATGATAAATTCTCAAAAATATTCAAATGAAGAGTTTGAATCGTTTTCTCTACTTCCAACTTTTGCTGATCTATTTCCATATCTATTTTTGCACTAAAATCTTTTTCTAATACTAAATCACGAATTCCAACCGAAAAACTATTCTTCAATAAATATGAACGAATCATATGTTGAGAATTGTTAAAGAATTTTGCGCAATTATCAGCACCACAATCACGAAATATACTATGCGTTAAATTTGTAAATACTTTCTTATCAAAACAACCAGAATCTTCACTCAATATACCTTTCTTGATTTTTACTTTCTCTCCACGACGATTCTTTATTTCCAAATTTATATTCGGAATCGAATATGACAATAAATCCAAACCACTATAATTTTCCTTGTATTCCATTGGCTTATAACTTTCAGTCCAAGATAAAGTATTTAATAATTCACGATGACTAAATTTTCTCGCATTTTCCATAGTCATTAAATGACCTCCTAAAACACTATCTTGAACAAATGTAATAATTGGCATGTTTAAAGCAGGACTTACAATTTGATGATTTACAGAAGCTAAACACGCTATCTCATTCTCTGCTATCACACTCTGAGGTACATGCATATTCATTTCATCACCATCAAAATCAGCATTATAAGGAGTCGTAGCACTAATATTCAAACGAAACGTCAAACCATCCAATATACGAACTCTATGAGCCATCATTGACATTTTATGAAGAGAAGGCTGACGATTGAATATCACCCAATCACCATTTCTAATATGACGAATCACAATATCACCAATTTCTAACATCTGAGAAAACTGATTTCTATCAATATGATTCAAAGATATTGTCTTCTTATTACGAAACTTAAATACCGCACGAGCACCAGGATATGTATTACATCCATTTCTAATACATTTCTTTAATCTTTGAATATTCTTTTTCGTTACCTTCTCAGGATAAGTTAATTGTATCGCAATACGTTTAGGAACACCTAACTCATCTATATCAATTACAGGATCAGGAGTAATTACTGTGCGAGATGAAAAATTTACACGTTTACCCATCAAATTTCCACGAATACGACCCTCTTTACCCTTCAATCTTTGACGTAAACCTTTCAAAGGACGACCTGAACGTTGAGCAGCAGGTAATACACCAGCTATTTCATTATCAATCAACGTTGAAGTATGATATTGAAGAATATTTTGCCAATCATCCAAAATCTTCGCATTTGGATCACTCTTTTTCTTTTCCAATATCATATTGTTGTACTTGATTATATCACAATATTTGATTGTTATATCATCCTCCATACGCTGACCATTTTCTTGATGAACAGATGGACGACAAGATGGAGGACATACTGGAAATACTTCCATTATCATCCAACTAGGATGACTCAATTTAGGATTTAATCCAAGGATTTCACAAGTTTCATCACTCAATTGCTTGAATAAATTCAATACATATTTTGCACTCATATCTAACTTTGATTCTTCTGTTTCAATACCATCCACAATTGAAGAACACCAAAGAGCATGCATCTTACATAAATCCGTTTTTACATATTTATCAGGTTGACTAATAGAACACCTAGGACATTCTTTCACTTTCTTACCTTGTTCTATCATTGTACCCAACTTCGACTTTACATTATTTATATTATCCGGTATCTCTCCCAATAAAGATCCACATCTGTAACATACACATCTCACTATCTTCTGAACTATCGGAAAATATTGAACATGAAATACAGGAACAGATAACTCTATATGACCAAAATATCCAGGTGTATTTTTATTAGATTGCTGATCTGTTGTACATATTTGACCATACTCCAAAACACCCATTCGCGGATCAAATAAACCACCTGTTACAGGATCAGAACCACAAAATGTATCGTGATGTACTATTTCAACAACAGACTGATTACGTATCATTTCAGGACTCATTATCCCAAAAGTTACCTTTTTGATTTTAGATACATCACCATTATATTCAAAATTAGATTCATAAGCCATTCAAATATTATTTTGTCAAATTACTCTTATATTCGTTTACTGTTTATACTTTATAGTTATCTTAACTATTTTAATACCCTCATTTTTATTTCTTTTACACACTGTAAGTATAATGCATATTACCATTTTGTAAAAATCGAGATATACCCAATGATCGACAAGTTTCTACAAACACAATTATATTATTTTTTATTACATCTATTTGAGAAATATAAGTACGATCATCTTCATATGACTTCTTCAACTCTTCTAAACCATTTAAACATAATATAAATCCATTAAATAATTTTGATATTCCATATCTCTCATCATTACTTAATAAGTCTAAATCATATTCATCTTCCGATTTACGAGCTGAATTTAATATTGAAGTTCCACATAATAAACCATAATTTACTGTTGTACTTATATAAGATATTGTATCATTCCGATTTTGACCAGAAAAATATCTACGAATTGAACGAAAATAACCATTCGATATTACATGAAAACGTCCATAATATACTGACAACTTATCACCTGGACGAAGACTACCGATCGTTGTTAAATTCAAAATTAGTTCATCCATATATTTCATCTTAATATTTATACTTTCATTTCTTTTAAACTATTTAACTAAATCATTTAAATATTTTTATTATGGAAACAAACACTACTATTATTAATAAAGATAATGTACTTAATATTGGACAAATTAAATCTATGCTTGACGAAATTGACATGATGACTATAGAAGAACATCATAATATTATCAACATTCTCAAAAAACATGATATTTCTTATATGGAAAACGATAACGGCATATTTCTTAAATTAAATCAACTTTCTATTGAAATTATTTTTGAAATTTATAAATATGTTGAAGATGTTAGAAATACTAAAAATAATCTAGAAACAGCTATCAGGAGCGTCGAATATAAACCAACTATAGATACTGAATCCAATGATACACAAACTATTAACCAAGAATCTAATATTCAACTTGAAGATTGGAAAAAAGCTATTATTGAAAAAATGAGAAATGACTCTAAAGTTACAAGAAACAAAAAGAGAAAATCTACACAAAAAAATTCTAATAATGAATAATTTTTTTCATTTATAATTTAATATGGAATGGAATAATTGGCCTAAACAACTACCACTAATTATTCAAAAACAAAATCATTACAAAGCTATTCAAATTTTAGACTTATTTTACAAAAATAATTCTCTTAATGATCCACTAATATTAATCAATCAGCAAAATAAAATACTTAATGATATCAAATTCATATCACATATTAAATATATTTATAACCTTATTATCAGTTATATAAAATCAAATCAACTTAATCCAGATTTTAACACTATATTATCATTGGTTAATCAATCCAAATATTCACACAAAATATTTTTATTTACTACTAAATACCAATATAAATCAAATTATGTTAACTTATTACCAATACATCCATATGCTTTTGGCATTTCTCAAAATATTGAGCAAAATCAATGGGTTAATATATGCAAAAATTCAAATATACCAAATACATTATGTATTGAATGGAATCAACATATTTTTAACAAACTAAGAATTAGAATTTCTAAAGAATCTAATTTTTATTTAGATATCAAAACTAATAATCTTAAATATAACATAATTCGTGAATACGGACATCTTATATACAATTTTGAACAAAACTCAAATAATCCACAAATACAAACTATTTCATTTAAAACAAATATTGATGAAAAATATAAAGAACTTATAGGAATTATTTCGATTTCTTATTCTCCAATATCAGATACATATGATCACAATAATTCAATTCAATACATTAAAACATTACAAAATCTTATGAAACAAATTTCTAATGTTCAAAACATTATTTATCATGATTACAAAATTAATCAACAAAATATTCAAGAATATAAAGAACATTTTGATAATAAATTTGATATTCTAAAACAAATTACTCAAAATTGAAACATATTTTCAATCACAAAGTTAAAAAAATGACAACATTTTTGTTCTAACATATTAAAACATATATAAGACTTGCTACAGATTAAACTATTCATTACAACATGGAAGCTATAGCATCAAACATCGCAAAAAAGAAACAATTTTACTCTAACAAACTTAAAACATTCGGCAATTGGAGTACTAAAAAATCGTCAATCAACGGCACTTCCGATAAGTATATCAGAAATATGCTTTCTCAAATGCTAAAAGAATTGTCATTACCACAAAGTAATGTGTCAAATATCATTAATACTATTTATTCAAGAGACTTTGATACAACTAAACTTGTAAATTGTGTATACAAATACAAAAATAATATCTTTGATTTACTTAGTAATGACTCGAATGTTAGAATCCATTCAGCTAATGCAGCTATATATTCTCTAGAAACAATAGGAGTTAAAACAAACGGATTACATACCGGACAATTGTCTGGATTATGCATATTTGTACAATTCATATTGTGTGGAGGAAGAAACGAATTGGAAGGTTTTGGAGCATCTGAAAATCTTGTTGAAAAATGGAAAAAACAACAAAAACTTCTTAAACAAAAACAAATTCAAGAAAGACAAAAACAAATTAAAGAAGAATGCAGAAAAACTACCAATATTGTCAATCATGAAGAAGAAGAAGATGAACACGAAAAAAGTACATCGCCTCAAGAACTAAACATACCGGATTCTTGGGAAGATTTATAAAAAAACAAACAAAAAACAAAAAAATATAAAAACAAACAAAAAATAAAAAAAATATAAAAACCAAATAAAATTTTTTTATTTAATCTCTTTTTCGAAGTATTTCTCTTAAAAAACCAGAACTTCGTGAACAAAATTTTGGTTCTTTATTCACATTTTTTTTTGATTGAACATTATTCGACTTAATACATTTTTTTCTATAATTTTCTCTGAAATTCGCACTTATATTAGGCATATTACATAATTTTAAAAATAATATAGTTCTTTTTTAAAATAATATAACATCTTTCAAAGATATTATATTAAATAATGAACGATCAAAAAGATCAAATTACTAATTTTATATGTTTCGATAATATTAATCAAAAAGTTAATTATATAACACAACAAAATTCTAAAGAATTAGAAGCAATTCTATTAAAAGATGACGCATTATCCACTATGCTTATTGATATGATTAATAACAAAAAATATGGAAACGATTTTCAAAGAACAAAATTACTAAACAGTTAATTTCTAGTTTTTATACACTTTCATTAAATATAAACTATTGTTAATCGAATAACATTTATTAAAAGTTTCTTTATCTTCACAAATATAACCATATCTTATAAGTCCTATTAAACATTTACAACAATAATATCCAACCATTTCAAATAAACCAAGACAATATTCATTCAATTCATTCATCACTATTTTGTATTTTTTGTATAAATCGGGATCACCGTAACTTAATATTTCTTTCTGTAAAACTTCTGGTAAATAAATATAATTAATATAGAATTCTTTCATTCATATCAAAATTACATTTTTTATACAATAAGTTTTATTAAAATACACAAAATTTACATAATTTATAGTACAAATTATACTAAAATAAAATATAAGTTATACAAAAATATTTTCTATGCATATCAATATAACAAAAATAGAAAATATCCATTATCAATTTTCATCATTTTTTACGCATTTATAAAAACGTCTCATATTTTATGTTTTTTTCTGATAAAGCGGCGGAAAAAACGGAAAATTTTTTGACTTTTTTTAAAGGGGGGGGGAGTTTTTTTTTTAAAATATTTTTATTCTATTTAGTTTGTATATTATTAATACTTTTTTTCTCATAGCTATGAGATACAATTATTGACTATTGGGTATTATGTTTATTTATTTTATATATCCAATAAATAGGTACATTGGGTGAATATATGGTATATACGTTTTGTCCAATATATTTATATATTTTTTATTTTTTTAAAATTCTATATTATAAAAAAAAAACTCCCCCCCCCTTTAAAAAACGTCAGAAAATTTCCGGTTTTTCCGACACTAATCCAGGATTTTTATAAATCGTCTCATATATATATTATTTTGAGAATTATATTTTTTACATGTTTTGAGAATATAATATATATTCTTCTCTAAGACTATAAATATTATTTTATATTAAACATTTATTAATAAATTTATTTAAATGAATGTACCTAATTATTGCGAAATCTGTAATGTCCATTTTAATCGACCAAGTCACTATAGAGAACATATAAAAACAAAAAAACACATACAAAATCTTATATCTAACAAAATGGAAAAACGCGAAGATGTTCCATACGATATCTTTAAACAATTATGTCAACAATTTGATAATAAACTAAAAGAATTAAAACAAGAACTTAGACAAGAATTTGAAGAAAAAATAACAAATCTAGAATATCAATTAAAAAAGACACCAAATATACAAAATTCAGGACATATTGGCGACAATATTACAGTTAATATACAAATCAACCCACATGGAAAAGAAAACTGGTCTTATATCTTACCGCAACTACCAAAAATGATCAAGAAAACAAACGTATTAATACCAGAATTAGTACGTAAATTACATTTTGATAAATATCATCCAGAAAATCATAATATTCAAGTTAGTAATATTAAAAGTAATCGTATTAAAATTAAAGATAGGCAGGGTAATTGGATTACTGCAGATAAAACAACCATTCTTAGTGATGAAGTTAGAAATATATACGATTTTATAGAAAATGAAGGTGACGAAGAAGCATTACTAGAAAAATGCTCTCCGAATATTAGACGCTTATACGAAGAAAAAAAACAACGATTCACTGGCTCAATAGAAGATCCAGAAAACAGAAGAGCACAAAAAACACTTATTAAAGAATTATATTATCTGATATACGAAGAAAATAGACATAAACAAAATATTGTAGAAGAAACCATTATTCATGAAATAAAAAATAAATGATATTATAATGACAGAATATTTGATACATTTCTCAAAAAAAAATGATAATAATACAAAAGAAAACTTTAATTCAAATAATACTAATAAATTTTTGTATGTACTTATTTGGTTAATTCATTTAGCAATTGGATTCTTAGCAATATATTTATCATTTAAGAGAAATAATGGATTTAACATCAAAAGTTTTTTATTAGCACTGTTTTTCCCAATAATTTATATTGCATATGCATTTGCCGTTCCTGTTTAGTTATCAATCATATCATATTCTCCAACAGAAATTACTTTAGAATATAATTTATCATATTCTTCTGAATCTTTAACTAAATTATCCAATTTCTCTAAATCTTCTAACGGAGTATTCTTAATTTGAACATTTTCTCTGATAACATTTAGTAATTTATCATTGTTCAATAATTCATTCATAACTATATCTCTATTTTCAAATAATTCAGGATATTTTTTCAATTTGAAAGGATATAACAAAAACTTAAAATTAGGATAATTTTCAACAACATTGTTAAACAAAATCACATTCTCTTCACATAGTCTATCGACACAATAGTCCCTCATTATAGTACTGATTTTATTGTGTTTCTCAAACCATATTATCGAATGCGCCAAGTACAAATTTGATAATATATCAGCCATTGATCCTGATATATATTGCTCAGATTTTAGTTTTCCACCAAGCAAAGCAACAAAATTTGATAATCCTGCAAAATGCATAGTTTGTAAATCTAATCTATTTTCTGTATATCTGAATTTGAAATAACCTAATGGTGTTAATCCATTTATTATTGCTTCTAAATATAAATTTACGCAATGTTTTACCATTGGAAACATTGATTCTTTGAATTTTGTTATATCATCTTTCAATATCGAATCTAAAATATTATTGATATAAGGATGAGACTTATTAATGCCTTGTCCGAAAATAATCAAACTTCTAGTTAAAATATTTGCACCTTCTACAACTAAACCAACCGGAACGGACCTATAGTATTTTTCCATGAAGTTATTGGGTCCTAGCATAATTGCTGATCCTGCAGAAACTTCCATCCCATTGTTAATTACCTGCTTTGCTCTTTCTGTACTTTGCTGTTTCATGATTGCAGATAACACTGCAGGTTTTTCACCAGAATCTAACAACATATTTGTTAATGAAACAGAAGAATTAATTAGATACGTATTGTAAGCCATATCGACTATTTTTTCACGAACCCCTTGCATGTTAATAATATTTCTTTTGAACTGAGTTCTGTGTTTAGCATATAATAAATTACCATATAAAGAAGCTTTAGAACTCCCCAAAGCTGTCGCTGGAAGAGATACGGCTCTTCCTACTGCTAAACATTCCATTAGCATCTTCCATCCTTCGCCTATCATATTCTGTCCTCCGATTACTTGGTCGAGTTCCACATAAAATCTACCTTTCAATGTTCCGTTGGGAAATCCATTATTTGAAGGGTTATGATATGTGTTTTGAATTAATCCATCATGTGTTCTTTCAACTAAAGCAAGAGTGACTCCTTTCTTACAGTTTGGTAACAAATTATCTGGATCCTCTAAATCAAAAGCGACTCCAATCAAATTCGATATAGGAGCCAATGTGATATACCTTTTGTTTATTTCTAAATCTATACAGATTTTATCGTTAATTTTAACAACCTTCCCTTTGTCAATTGTTCCAGTCGCATCAGAACCGTTAGTTGGTCCAGTCAATCCAAAACAAGGGATTAACTCACCAGATGCTAATCTTGGTAAATATTTTTCCTTTTGATCATTTGTCCCGTAATGCTGTAGCAATTCTCCCGGTCCCAAACTTGAAGGTACCATAATCATGACACCTAAGGCGGGATTCGCTGTTACAATTCTTGTTAATATTCTACTTATATTAGTAGTACTAGTTAAGCTACCGCCATATTTTTGATCAATAATCATTCCAAATAATCCATTTTCTCCAATAGATTCAAGTAAACCTTCTGGTAACTTTGGGTATGCGACTTCCTTGTTTCCATATTTTTCTAAAAAATCATCTAATTTATTGTATAATTTGTCTTCATGTGCAGTGAATGAATTTCTTGCTTTAGCAATAGGAACATGTCCTCTGAATATATCTCTGTCAATAGAAGTAGTTCCAGATCTTAAAGCTATGAGTTCAGTATCAGATATTTTGGGTATAATCCCCTTTACAAGTTTAAAAACACGATTCATATTTAACAAATATCTAATAAATTTGTTAAATTAAACGCTAAAGACTTTTTTAAACGCTTAATTTTGGAAGATAAATCTTGAGCATTATCTTGAATGATTCCGAAAATTAGTGTAAATAGGACATTTGTATATGGTTTATTATATTCACTATCTTCGTGTGTATAATTATAACTAAAATACTTATTTTATGAATAATAATATTTTTAACAAATACACTAGAATGAGAACTATCAGAAAATGTAAACTAAATAAAAAACAGTTAAGATTATCAATTTTATTGTGAATATTATGTTTATTTTCTAAACCAAAAATCTTATGAATATAAATAAGACATTTTACAAATATTTTCAAGTCAAAATATTTAATATTTTTACTCCAATTTTTTCTGTTTTCAGTTTCTTCAAAAGTTTGTGCATATATATTTCTATAATAGCCGTAAGTATTTTTTTGAAAACAAGTTAATAAATCAATATCTTTAGTAACATCTTTACAACTTTCAAATTGTTGTTTTAGTGAATATCTACCTTTTTTTGAATAAATCATAGCATGAGAAGCCCCTTTGATATATAATCTTTTATGTTTGAAATTAAATAAAGAACATAACCAATGTACAGATCCTAACGAATAAATTAATGGATTGTTTTTTATTAAAAAATTATTAATATTATTAATATCATTTTCTGTAGTATTAGTATTGAAAATAAAATCGTCTTCTAATATCAATATATTATCTTTATTTTTAGAAATATCAAAAATATGCATAACTGCGTGCATCAAATCAGCATAACTGATGTTAATTTTTCCACATTTATCTTGTTTTAAACATTTTTTAAATCCTTTATTGTAAACTATAACTACTTTTTTTGTTGGCTTATGTTTTTTCAATTCATTTAATATATGTTGTTGACGTTCTACTGAATCTTCCATTGTGATAATATAAGTAATGTCTATTGAATTATCAAACAAACCATTATCATAATAAAATTCTTTATAAGTATAGCAAGACATTATAAATGGAATATAAAAAAATATTGAACTAGTTTAATGAACAAACCAGTATGTATATTAATAATATTGATTCTAATATATTTATTCTATAAAAGGAATAGCATTACAGAATCATTTTATATTAAACAAATATATAATCCAAGTTATCTAGAAAGAAATCCATTGGTTTGTTATGTTTCAGAATCAGAAGAATATTTAGATAAATATTATTTTGAAAACATAATCGGTAAAAAATTTCCTATAAAAATAACGACAAATAAATCAGATATGTTTAGTGCTGATCTTGCATTATTACCAGAAAATATCATTTTAGAAAAAAAACAAAATAATTCATATCCATACGATTATTTAAGTCATATTAAGGATGTTTCCTTTTATTTAGTAGAACTTGCAAATTCTGAAATAGAATACAATTCTATATCTGAAATGAAAGGAAAAAAAATATATTTATGCAAAAATGGATACACTGATATTTTATGGAATAAATTAATAAATTTTTTGAATTTGAAAGAAAACAATATTAAATTTGTATATTATTCGGATCCGGAGATTGCAAAAAATGCTTTAAAAAACAAAGAAGCAGATGCAATTGCAATGTTAACATCTCATCCAAATGATTATATTTTTGATATGTCTTATGAAATGAAACTACATTTTATACCATTAAAAATTGATGATAACCTGATTGATATTGCACAATACACTATGAAAGGTCTTAGAAAAACCAAAATATCATGCAAACAATACAGATATCCTTATTTAAAACAAAATTATGAATCTTTTGGATTTTCGCATTCACTTTTCATTAGCAAAAACTTACCAAAAAATATTGTTGAAGATATTACAAAATATGTATTTCAACCTAAAGAAGGAATAACAAGATCAGCTGCATTAGGTGGTTCTTATTATATACCTTTTAGTATTGGAACTAGAAGCTGGTTAGAAAAACAAGGATATATATCAATATCAGATGTGACAGAAGATCCTGGATGTACATTACTTGCCGGAAAGAGCGTATGTACTGGTGAAGCGGGTAAATATGCGAAGCATGTTTATAATAGAGATTTTTGGGGTTCAACTGTTCAAAATGATCCAACGGTTGTAGGCTATTTAAAAGAAACAAATAATAGAGCTGAAGCGGAATTTAAACCAAAAGATACTTGTAAATATGATAATGATGATTCAGGAAAATACCAATGTGAATATAAACGTGTTTGTCCTGAAAATTATGCATCAAGATCAATTTTCCGTCGAGTTATAGATGATTCATATTTATGTTTTGAAGATATTTCTATTAAACCAGAAGCAAATTGTACTCGCGACGGTAAAACTTGGGATAGACCTTGTTTGGATAATACAGATTGTCCATTTTATAAAGCAAATCAAAATTATCCGAATGAATTTGGAAAATGTTTGAATGATGGTTTTTGTGAATTGCCACTCGGTGTTACAAGAAAAGCCTATAGAAAATATGAATCAACTCCAATTTGTCACAATTGTCCTCCTTCTAATCCAAAATGCTGTACAAAAACAGAAATTATGGCTTCTCCTGATTTTGCATTTAAAAATGATAGAATGGAAAGATTAAAAAATTCAAAAGAATTATTACTTCGCGGTATAATAGTATAAATGTTATAAGTTTAAAATATTATATATAAATAATACTATGAGGATCGCCATTTGCGGGAAAATGGGCTGCGGCAAAACATATTTATCAGACTATTTACATACAAAATATGATTTTAAACAAACATCTTTTGCAAAAAAATTAAAAGAATTAGCAATTGAACTATTTGATATGGAATACAAAGATAGAAGGTTATTAATAAATTTTGCTACAAAAATGCGTGAAATTGATAGTAGTGTTTGGATTCGTTCAATGTTCAAAGATATTAAATCTGCTAAAATGGTTGTATTGGATGATTTGCGTTTAAACAATGAATATATTACATTAAAAGAAAACAATTGGTTTTTAATAAAAATAGATATAAGTGAAGATGAACGTATTGAAAGACTTAAAAAAAAATATGCAGAATATTATGATGAACATAGTGAATGTTTTAATTCGATAACAGAAAATGATGTAATTGAATTAGATGATTCTCATTTTAATATGATAATAACAGAACAAAATTATGATGAAAAATTAGAGTTATTAGAAAATATGATAAAAAAAAATATTATTGAAGAAAAAGAAATTAGAGCAAACCAACGTCGCGGTTATATATTTGATATATAGTGTAAACTATAATTTAATAGTGTATATAATGAATAAAAAATTTTCATTAGATTTGCAAGATTTACAAATAACAGGTGTATCTGCTATTAAATCGGTTAGAGCTGCTACACCAGTAGAAGAAACATCAAAAGATTTTTTTTTAAAACTAATCGAAAACACTATATGGTCAAATAATAAAATTCAAATGAAAAAAGTGTTAGATTCTACAAAAAATCTTGATAAAAATATTTATAGTTTTTTAAAAAACAAAAATGGTTTAGAGTGTTTAAAAATATATCAAACTATTGAAAAGTGCAATGATAATCAACAAAACAAAATAGCACTAGCAAAATATTTGAATTTAAAAGGATGTTCCTATTATAGTTGGTTATATTTCACAAATATAACAAAAGAAATGTATAATGTTTTTAAAAATCATATTTGGGTTACTAGTCTTGGTAAAGGAGGATTTGCAGAAGCACATTTATTAAAAAATATACAAAATGGTAATAAAACTGTAATAAAATTACAAAAATATTGTAAATCAAAAATACCTAGAGAACGAATAATAAGCGAAATCAAAATTTTAAATTCAATTTCACATAAAAATATTATTAAAATGAAAAACTATGGTATATCTAGTTCAAGAGTATGGATAGAATTAGAATATGCTGATCATGGTACACTTGATAAGCTATTATCAACATATTCAGAGAAATTGATATCTATGAGTACTAATGGTATATTAAATTGTTGGAGTGATATTTTATCGGGATTAGAATATTTACATTCTATTAATATTATTCATCGCGATGTAAAATGTGAAAATATATTTATTTTTAGTTTTGGAAAAGGAGCAATATTTAAACTTGGTGATTTTAACTTATCAAGAATTAATTCTTCTACTTCAAATTATGCGACTTCATATTGTGGTACAATGTGTACAATGGCTCCAGAATTAATTGGTAATGAACCATATACAAATAAAATTGATATTTGGAGTTTTTTATGTGTCGGATTGCGAATTTTGTTATTAAAACCAATAAATCCTCTTAGTATTTCTACAGAAGAATTAGAAATAAGGCTATCAAATTGTAACAAAGTTTCAAACTGTGCACAAGATTTAAGAAATTTTATGCTTTATATACATCATTTAGATCCGCATACTCGTCCTTCAGCTCAGGAATGTAAAGAAACGGTTGAAGTATTGAAATTTAAATTCAAAAGTGATAATGATGATTCCAATAGTAATATTGATTCTGAATACTGGAGTCACGATAATAAACCCGAATCTATAAAAAATGGTCCAAATGAACACGTTTTTGGTACAAATTCTGGTCCTATTGATGAAATAGAAATTTAATAAATACTAGCCCATATTTATCGAACCATTCATTTGAACTAGATTTATCTAATTTTAGTTCTTCATTTTTTATTAATTGATATACAAAAAGGAGCTAATAATACAAAATTAGGTGATAAAATAAAAAAATTTCTTTTAGACCTTTGAAACTTTAAAATCAGACAAAAATATTAAATGAGTAATTTATATGCATGATCTAATCTGACTTAAACATATTATTGTTAATAAGTTCAATATTTTCATAATCTTCTTTATATATTTTTTTTATTAACTGTCTATCACCATTCGTAATCTCAAATGTTTTTTCTATAGATTTGTTAGCTTTTACTGGAGCTTTCGTACCTAATTTTTCTAGTAATTTGTCTAAATCATTTATATGATAAATTATTGGTTTTTTTTTCAGTGTTAAATACATATATTTTGTTTGAGAATTCCAATGATGATCTTTATATTTGTGTGCAAGCTGTAAAAAATCAGAAACTGATAATTGTTCAATTCTATTTTTATCTAATTTAAATAAACTACTCATTTGCTTTACTCTAAATTCTTTTTTTGAAATACAAAAATCTTTATAATTACTAATAATTCTTTCTTCCATATCTCTGAATATTGTAAAAACAAAATAATTAGAGTAATTATCATTATTATCTATATATTCTTTTCGATCTAAGTTTTTCCAGTTTTTATCATGCCCTAAGGGAGGGACGCGCAATACCTTTTTAAGAGTGGAAGAAGCATTTTTAGGAACTTCAAGATAAATAATTTTTCTAGAATCATTTACCCATATAAAACTATTACCTTTACAGCCATGCGAACGATGATCACAGTCAATATTCATGTAATGTATTTACAATAAATTATATATTATTAATATTTAAAATATATTTATTTTAAATATTAATTTTCACGATAATAAACCCGAATCTATAAAAAATTGTCCAAATGAACACGTTTTTGGTACAAATTCTGGTCCTATTCATGAAATAAAAATTTAATAAATACTATAATAACCATATTTATCGAACCATTTATTTGAACTAGATTTATCTAATTTTAGTTCTTCATTTTTTGCACAAATAATTGCGTTGTTTGCTTGAATTATATCTTCAGATAAAATTATAGATTTTTCAATAAATTCTTCAAGTTCTTCAATATAACTTTTATTAGTATCAATTTCGTATAATAATTCATTGTTTTTACTAGTTAATTTTTGAATAAGTAAATAATCTTTCTTAATAACTTCATTTATATTTTTGATTTTATTTTTCAATAACATTATTTCATTATTTTTTGAATCATCATCTTTTGAATTATGATCGTTTTGTTGTGAAAATAAATTACCCATTTATAAAAAACTGTTTAAAATATTCATATAGAGAATTTTAAACTAATATAAAGACAAAATAATAAGTATAGAATACTAAGTAACAAAATAATTTATCCGAACATAGCTCAGATGGCAGAGCGTTCGACTGTAGTTGGTTTTTCGATTATCGAGATACGTTTAAAAACGTACGATCACGGTCCTTGGTTCGATTCCAAGTGTTCGGATTTACTTAGTCAACTCTGACTCTAGTGGTGTAGTGGTAATCATTAATCGCTTCCAACGATTAGCCCCGGGTTCGATTCCCGGCTAGAGTATTTAGAAAATATTCTGAATAATAATTTTTTTATTATGAACAAATATATATTTGTTTCCATAATCTGGTTAAATTGTAATTTTTTATTATGAACTAATAATACCCTGGTTGATCTGTTTGTGGTTCATTATCTGGTTGTGGTTCATTATCTGGTTGTGGTTCATTATCTGGTTGTGATTCGGGTTCAGGATATGATTCTCTAAAATATGGTGCAAATGTCATGTTTTCAACAACAATATTTTCAGTTTTTATTCCATAAGCATAGTCAACAAATCTTTGTTGACCATTGTTAATTTCTCCATTACCCGTTTCGTGCCGTATACTAACGCAAGTGCCCAATATAAGATTATGTGTATTTGTTCCCCCTTCAGTTTGCAATGGTACGTTTTTTACTATTTGTGACTTAACAATCTTGGGAGCTGGACTATATGGTATCACATCAATTATTTTCCAGTCGCTGGTCAATTGATTATCTAGTTGAATTATAACTGCTTTTCCATAACCCATAGCGCTTGTTCCTGGTTCAGCAATATTATAGAATTTACCTCCTGAAACATCTTGTGTTAAACTTGCTACAGAAGGATCTGTGGATGGTTTATCAAATTCTATACAAACACCTTGTATCATTGAAAAATTAATTCCTGAATCATCTGATTGATTATTATTGGTAGACTCTGTATATTTTAAAGAAAATGTGATTTGTCTGTCAATAGCATTATATGAAAATTTAGCATAAATATCATTTGCCATATTTGGAAATAATGTTACTGGAGGGTCGGGTTCTGTTCCAAGTGGTAAGTATACATATTCTCCTACTTTTGGATATCCAGTAGTATTTCCTGCAAAATTTTGAAGCATGTATTGAACATCTGAAATTGTAACATTGGTGTCAGGTGTATTATTTCCGGATGTATCACTAAAATCACCAAGGACTCTATACATATCACTATTTAAGTTTGGATATCCTTGATGATTTCCTGCAAAATATTGTAGTATATATTGTACATTAGCTATAGTTCTAGGGTTATTAAGAGTTAAATCAAATCCTCCTAATCTATATTGTCCAGATGAAATTACCATTATATTATAACAAATAAAATTTATATACAAAATATTGAATTTAAAATGTTAAATTAAAAATTAAATAGTTAATTTTGAGTATTAACAGGATTAGTAGTTACAATAACTCTGTCAGAATGATTATAATTTCCAGTTGGATATAGTAAAAATTCTGTTGAAATTGGTGTAGGTAAATCATCATTGTTATTCACCTCTCCTGTTGTTGTAATATAACACAACGTTACCCAATCATTTGCATATATAGCATTGTTTTCATTCAAAATAGTACCAGTTGATAATGTTCCGAATATTTTATATGTAGTTCCGGTTCCATAACCAATATTCCAATTTTCAGACGCAGCAAATACAGCACATTGAGTTTTTTTATAACTTGGATTAACGGAACCAGAAGAATCATTTACATAATTATTCCAATTAGATTTTAAGCCACCAGGAATGCCACCAGTTCCACTTGCTGGCTTGGCTGTTTTGTCGAATCCTATATCAAATGCACCAATTCCATAATTAGTATCACTCATCTTTACTTCAATTTTTACAACAGCTTCTTTAGTGAAGAAATTTTCATAATTAGTATGTAAATCTTCGGGTATTGCATTGAACGTTTCATCATATAATTTTGTGTATTTCACTTCTAATGACACAGCTTCTTGTGCTTCTACATTACATATAATTGTATCTTCATCATTGTACTTATCTTCAGGATAAACTAAAAATTCACTAGATGTGGGCAATGGTAAATCGTCAACTGCCTGCGGTGACTCGTACTTCGCTGTTACATGACATAATGTTTTCCATTGATTATCAACCATATTTATTACATTATTTTTAGTGAGTGCAGTTCCCGCAGATAAAGTTCCTGTTAATTTACTTATGTCGCTGTACCCATTACCTACATTCCAATCGTCTGATGCTTCAAAAATAGCACATCGAGTAAAAGAATAATTTGGTAATTTACCGCCTGATGGATATTGATTCCAATTTGATGGGGTCGAGTCCGCTGGTCCACTTGCTAAAGTGACAGGTTTATCAAAATTAATGTTAAATGCACCAATACCGAATGGAATATCTAATGAAGTTGTTGCTCTCACTTCAATTTTAACAACATTTTGTGATTCAAAACCACCCGAAAAATTAACTAGTAAATCATTTGGTTTATTTGATGGAATGCTTCCATCAAACATTCTTGTATATTTCATTTCAAAATTCATATCTATTACTGGTGGAACATATGTAATATTTAATTCGGAGGGTTCTGGATCTGAAGATAATTTTACCCAATACCCAATACCAACATTCATCACACCAGAAACATCTATTTGTTCATAATCCGAAATGTTTGCATTATAACTATAAATACTTTCAATTCTTGAACTAAATGGAAAATCTTGTATATTATATTCATTCGTAAATGGAGCACTCATCATATTCCAGCCTTGTTTTAATGTTAAAGATATGTTTTCTGTTGTAATTAATATATGCTCTTCACCATTTATACGGATATTTTCGTGTGTATTTTTACTGTAAATCCAATATCCTTTCCCTTGTTCTAAGAAATCATTTACAGTTAATGATTCATAGCGAGTACCGTTTACATTATTTACATTTAAAAAAAATATTACAACTATATCTTCTGATACAGATTGATCATTAATAATATTAGTCAATGAATTTGGATATCCAAAGCTCGATATAAAATTCCAACCTTCTTGAATGTTAAAAGTGAATACCATTCTATATTAATAATATCAATATATCATTTTTTAATAAAATATAAATTTTATGTTATATATTTATTAAAAAATGATATTTATTTTTATTATCACTTCCTTAAATTAATTTACTTTTAAGCTACATATTAGTCTTTGGAATTTGTTTTTTGTTTCTAATTTTTTAAAGGAATTTGTTTTGTTTCTAATTTTTAAAAGGAATTTATTTTTGTTTATAATCTGTTTATTTAATCTACTATTACCCCGTTTTGCCTGGATTGATTATCCGATATGGGGCATTCATCAAACACTTTGTCATTCAAAACCAAGTTGCATGTCATCTATCATGAGGGGGGCTCTGGTATCACCAGTGCGTCCCAATCGACCTGGGTAAGATATGCGTCTGATGGCCAATATAATATACCAGAAGAGCGTATTAAATACATGTAATAAGCAGGTTGATTGAGTGGAGACAATCCATGAGATGCTCTCGTAATAGGATTCATGTAGTATTCTGGTTTTAGTTTTTTTGAATTTCCAATTGTGTCATCACTATTATAATCATACATGACTACGTCGTCAAAGTAATCGCTGCCCGCCGGGTGATTGGTACTATCTATAGAGGTGTGTAATTGAGATCTTCCACCGGTAACTTGTGATGGAATGTACGCGGCAACCCACATTCCGTACGACAAAGTCGCCCCAGCGTCGGCAAACCAACTAGTAGTTGGCTCGTTAGGAGAATCATGCGTATAACTGAACGAACTATTTGTGCTAAATCTATCGCATAGTATATAATAGAGGTAGCCGCTATTATTATAAGGCCAAATTTCAACCTCTTCTAGTGTAATTAGGTGAACCAGTCTAATAGCAGGGTGAATATAATACGTGCCGCCCTCTGCGTGTATAAGCCAAGTGCTATTCCCCCAGAAGCCAGTGGTTCCAGGCCCCGTTGTTGCCCCCTCAAAATTTTTAGCCGCATCGACGTATATTTGCCCTAAAATGGTATTCTTTAAATTGGAGACTGGACCCCTGCTAATATTGGAAAAATCAGGGAAGACCACGGGGTCATATGTGTCCGCCGCCAGCGGTTCTGGCTCCGGTTGTGGTTCTGGTTCTGGCTCTGGTTCTGGTTCTGGTTCTGGCTGTGGCTCTGGCTCTGGTTCTGGCTCTGGTTGTGGTTCTGGCTGTGGCTCAGGTTGTGGTTGTGGTTCTGGTTCTGGTTGTGGTTGTGGTTCTGGTTCTGGTTGTGGTTCTGGTTGTGGCTCAGGTTCTGGTTGTGGTTCTGGTTGTGGCTCAGGTTCTGGTTGTGGTTCTGGTTCAGGTTCTGGTTGTGGCTCAGGTTCTGGATCTAATGCAATTGGTTCTGGCTCTGGTTCTGGTTCTTGTATATTTGGTAATACTGAAAAATCTGATATAAACTCAACTTCTAATATAGCATTTGAAATTGTATAATAATTAATTTCATGTTCATTTTCTGATCTTAAATCATATTTAGAATTATTATCAAATATCAAATAACATGATTTTGTAACAGCCATTATTCTTTCACTATCAACTCTTATTATCAAATCATTAGTACTATTCAAAGGAGTTTCAATATTAATTAATATTTTGAAAAAATTATTATTGGTGTTGTAATTAATATAATCAATTGAATTATCATTGTAAGGAAACAAAGAAACATACAAATCATTGTGTTCTGGCGTATTTGGAGGAGCTGGTATATTCATAGATGTATTTTTCCTTATTTTTAAAGGACCCAAAATACTTTCTTTATTATTTGAATAAAATGCAATATCAAATCCAGAAATGAATTGTACATCCAATCTTATTCCTAAACCAGCATAAAAAGGTATTTCATGAATATCTTTAGTTCTTAAATCATATTCTAAACCTTCCCAATTATCTGATAATGTTAATTTACAAATTGATGTTTTCATTGCTATATTCTCACTATCTACAATCACATTAACATGACCGTGGTCACCAACTATACCCGTTCCGTTAGGAATAATATTTATCGTGGAGCTAAATGTTGTTCTTACTGTATTATATTCAACTAAAGGTGTTGAATCATCATCAGGTAATAGACTAACATATAAATATTCAGATCCAGAAATATCTGGTGCATTTGGAGGAGCTGGTACATTTGAATTATTACCTAAATTGATTATTATTGGATTTGTAATGCTATCTTGACCATCGACATGCTCAAAATTCATTTCAAATCCTGGAACGATTATTGGTCTTTGTTCTGGCAATGATGTAAATTTAACATTCAATATTATTGTTGTATTGGAATTGTAATCAATTTTACAGAAATTTTCTGCTCTCAAATCAAATATTTTTCCATTATCGACTATTAATTCACACATTTCTGTTTTTGATGCAATAGAATCACTATTGACTCTAAGTACTACATTATTATTTCCATTTGGTAATGAAACATTCAAATTTGCTGTAAAAGTGTCATCTATATTATGATATTCAATAAATTCTTCTAATTCATTGTCTATTGAATTTAATGTTACATACAAATAATCAGAAAATGGAACATTTGGTGGAGCAGGAATATTCACTCCAATATTGTCATATATTTTAATTGGTCCATTTATATTATTTTGTCCATTTGATTCAAAATACAATTCAAAACCATTTTCAATAACACTTGTAATTAATGCATCTGGAGGTGTAAATACAACATTTAATGATGCTTTTGCAAATTGATTTTCATCAATAAAATACTCAATCTCATGCAAATCATCTAATTTCAGATTATAAGAATTACCATTGTCGAGTACTAAATCGCATATATCCATTTGTTCAAAAATAGAACGGCTATTAACTCTTAGGAAAATATTGTTATTATTTGAAGTTGGTGGTACTATGTTTATAGTAGCATTAATTTCACTATCAATGCTATTGTATTCTAATAATCCCAGTAATTCATATCCAGGTGGATTTATAGTAACATATAAGTTTTCAGTTGGTATTGGTGTATTTGGTGGAGCAATTCTATTAGATGCGTCTCTATTAAATATTCTCAATGGATCTGTAATACTTCCATTATAATCTATTTCAAATTGCATTTCAAAACCATCTAATAATGCAGGTACATACACTTCCGGTTCTGGTTCCGGTTGAGGTTCTGGTTCAGGTTGTGATTCTGGTTCTGGCTGTGGCTCTGGCTCAGGCTGTGGTTCAGGTTCTGGCTCTGGCTCAGGATATAAAGCTTCAGGCTGAGGTTCTGGTTGTGGTTCAGGTTCAGGTTGAGGTTCTGGTTCTGGTTCTGGTTGTGGTTCTGGTTGAGGTTCTGGTTCTGGTTGTGGTTCTGGTTGAGGTTCTGGTTCTGGTTGTGGTTCTGGTTCTGGTTGTGGTTCTGGTTCTGGTTCTGGCTGTGGTTCTGGCTCCGGCTCTGGTTGCGGCTCTGGCTCAGGTTGGGGTTCAGGTTGTGGCTCCGGCTCTGGTTGCGGCTCTGGCTCAGGCTCTGGCTCAGGCTCTGGCTCAGGATATAAAGCTTCAGGCTCAGGTTGTGGTTCAGGTTGAGGCTCTGGCTCTGGTTGAGGCTCTGGTTCAGGTTCCGGTTCAGGATATAATGCTTCTGGCTCAGGTTGGGGTTCTGGTTGAGGCTCTGGTTCTGGTTGTGGTTCTGGTTGAGGTTCTGGTTCAGGTTGAGGCTCTGGTTGAGGTTCTGGTTCTGGCTCTGGCTCTGGCTCAGGATATAAAGCTTCAGGCTCAGGTTGTGGTTCAGGTTGAGGCTCTGGCTCT